AGTTGCACTGTGTGCGCCACCACCGTGTTGATTTATATCAACTAGATTGTAGTTGCCTTCTATGTCAAGATCAAGGTATGTTGAGCCTTGGTTTCCATTTTGCGCCACATCAACATTATTGTCGTCTCCGTCTATGTTAACATACATTGTGTGAGCACCATTTTTACGTTGTGATAAGTTTACTTCATTATCGTCGCCAATTATACCAGCGTACAAATCGTGTGATGCCCAACAACAGGTTGTGGCTTGATCAGTTTGCGCTGAATGAAAATCGTTATTGTCTCCCGCAATAGAAACATATGCGTTGTGGTCGCCGCCTTCTGTTGAGTCAGTAGTACCATCTATCTGCTTGCCCTGCCATATTTTTACGTTGTTATCATCACCTATTAATACCAGTCTGCCAAAGTTGCTTTCGCCGCCGCCACCTTGATAACCATCTACTGTATTGTCATTGCCTATAACAGCAACTTCTGCTTGTTCGTATTGTGATCCGTTTTGTGTTAGTGTTAGTGTATTCCTATCGCCAGTAATAGGTGAGTTACCGTAGCCATACGCCATATGATTGTCGCCGTCCTGGTCAATAACAATAGTGTTGTCGTCTCCGTCAGCTTCGACTGAAACTACGTTATCATCACCATTTTGTGTAACTGTAATACTTTGATCATAGTCGCCACCATTACCAACTTCAGCCGCAACATAGTTGTCGTTGCCTGTTTGTGTAACGGCAAGCACACAATTATTACCGTGACAGTCTAAACGTGCTTCGTTGTCGTTGCCTGTTTGAGTTGCGTTACTAATACCGTTGCCAGCAGACGTATAAACTTTTATAGCATTACCATCACCTGTTTGGTTGTATGTTGTACTAGTATTGTTGCCACTAATTGTTGCTTTGCTAGTGCCGCCTGACAGACCAGTAACTGTATTATCATCACCGTCTTGTGAGATAGTCAAGTCAGTATAGTCACCTACTTGGTTTATGTAAATTTCATTTGCTTGACAGGCCTGCGCACCAAAATATAATGCTATAACTAAAATTCCTAAATGTGTTCCTGTTATATTCATTGTCCTTGCCTTATGTCTATAGCGTTAGTGCCGTTGCCTAATCTATAATCTAAAACAGCTTCGCCCTGCTGTTCCATGTTGATAATATATCCGCTGTCCTGAGACAACGTTAACCGAAGATTATTAACAACACCTAGGTCTGTTCTTTGTACTACCCAATTTGGATCTTGTTTGTCTAGTGTTATTCTTGTTTTATCATCATAACCAAATTTCTGGTTTGTAAAAAATTGTTCGTTTTGCTTGTCTAGTTCATTTCTAAACAATGCCGCAAGAGCTAAGTTTAATTGATCTATCATATCATATAATAGCTCGCCTAAATAATAATCTGCGCCTCTTGATAATTCTGTTGCCCATATATCTTTAATGCTATCTACTAGTGCATCACTATCAAGTACGTCTGTCTCTAAAAAATCAATGTCTAAAAATTCAAACTGAGCTCTTTGTTTTTTAAGTATTTCTATTTCTTCTTCTTGGTACGGACTACGTTTCCTTAATATTAAAAGTGTTCCGATATCTTTTTCATCTAGGTCTAGTATTAATGGTTTAGAAGGTTTTTGGTAAGAAGATTTAATTACTGTAGTTTGGAATGACTGATTCATAATAACCATTCCTGTGTCGCTTTCTACACTAATTTCACCTGTGATACATGTTCCTTGTGTATCGCAACTAGGTAATAGTGTTACCATAGTTCCGCCTATTTCGTCTACAAGCATTATAAAGTCTGTACCACGTACACCGATTGTTGCACTTGGTGTTCTAATTTTTACGTTCTGTTGATAACGTTTTGCTATTTGCCCACTAGCATATCTTACTGTGCCTAGTGATGCTTTTAAACTTATTGACCCTACATCATTTGCCGGGTCGTATACAAACTCATCAATTAAAAGTCTGCTGTGATCTGTAAGATCAACACGGGTGTCATCTACAAAGTCAATACGCATTTTACCTTTAGCGGTAACCGCTGTATCCATACTTTGTACGTTGACTCCCGTGTTTCCTTGTATAACTTGACTATCTCTTTCTAATACACCAGACCCTTTGATCGCACCAATTGCACCTGCATCAGGCGTATTAGCATTTGCTGGGATAGTAGAAAGGATCGCGCCTAAAACTAGGCCCGCTCTAGTCAGATTGTGTAATGTCAACATCTTGGCCATCACCGCTAAATGTAGCTTCTATTGTATTATCGCCGAGACCGCTTTGAGTAATATCATATGTACTACCTCCGCCTGTTACGTCAATATTAATAGTATGCCCATTTATGTCTCCGTTACCGTCTACATCAATTGTGAATGTATTACCAGTAGCAGCTGTACTTGCTGAGTTATCACTCACCAATGTTAGTGCTACACTAGTTCCATCAATATCTGTATTAATAGTATTACCGTCGCCGTCGATAGTAAAGTTTGCTACTAAATTTTCAGCATCATTACTTTCTCCAGCTGTGATAACGAACGCATTACTATCACCGTTAGTGGTGATATTAGCTGTGACATTTTCACAGTTAGTGCCTGAAGTCGAATCACATAATAAAGAAACGGTGTTGCTGTTTCCGATAAAACTCCATGTACCTGTGTATGTGTTACCCTTGATTATAGCCGAAATAGTGTTTGAATCACCTTGTTGTGTAATACTAAATGTCATGTCGTCGCCATCTAATGTTACATCAGTAGTCGATGTTCCTATTACGTTGTTACTACCATCTTGAACAATATCTAAGTCTAGATTGTCACCAATCTGCGTAACATAGATATCGTTTGCGAAAGTAGGAACACTAAAAGCAAAGAGTAATGGTATTGTATAAAATATTTTTTTCATTAAATTGCCCTCTCTTATTCTGAAGCGATACTCGCAGACGCCTCAGATTGTTTATTTGTTTCCTTTATGGGTACAGAAGATTCGTCTTTAAATCTCCAAAGATTTTTGCGTTCTCCTTCGTAAATGAGTTCTATAACACCTTGTTCAACTGCTGCCCTCACAGCATAATTGACTGGTTCATTTACAGAAAAACCTGCTTCTGTCTCCACTAACCTAGTTCCTAAATCAAAGAACTTAAATATATCCGCTCCGGATCTATAGCTTGCGATTGTTTTTTCGGTTGCTATACTCATCAGTACTTTGCCAGTACTAACACTTACTAGTCTCATAACTACAGTTACAGTATCAATTCTATATTCTGTCTGTATTCCTAAGCCTAAGTACCTTGCTCCTGCACCACCAACAGCCGTATTACTATCATACCCTACTATTCCACCTTCAAGGAGTAGTCCTGCAAATAGCATCGGTTTTAACGGAGTTGGTCCTGTAGGAAGTTCTTTCTCGTAAACTTCTCTTGTTTGCCTTATTAGTTGCCTTTCTTTTATTAAATTGTCCATGCCTACACGTTCAACAACTTCAAACCAGTCGCCGCCGCCGACATCCTGTAGTGCTTTTATAACCCAAACTTCACTTCCTTGTGTTACTGCACTACTTAAATTAGCTATACTATCCGCTGGCTTACGTTGTCCTGTTTTATCTTGGAAACCATAAACCGCTATTGTTATTTTTCTTCCATCAACTTTTGGTACATCTTCCATTCTTTTTTGTATCGGACTTACCTGTGCTTTAGGTGATGTTGCATGCTCTTCAAGCACTTGAATTGCCGGGTTCATTGCGCACCCGCCTAGGAAAAATAATGTTGCAATGATAGTTGGTATTCGCATATTAGAAATTAAATTCTCCCATACCTGGAATTACAATTTCTGTTACAGTCCCATCCTCACCAGTAATGGTAAGTGTAATTGTTCCTGTTACTGGATCTTTAATCCATGATATGTTATTACCTTCTACGTCTGCAGATCCGGAATTAGCACAAGTGTCACCACAGTCAGCAAACATACTATCAACCATTTGTTTTGACAGTGTTGCATATATACGTGATTCTAAGTTACGGATAAATTTATTTAAAACTGAATTATCTAGTTCACGTTCTATACGTGCAGCTTCAGCTTCTGCAGCTTTTCTTAATTCTGTTTTTCTATTGTGTTGTAATTGCTCTACACTTAAAACGTGTGTAGAATATCCATTGCCATAATGGAATGCAGGGTTTTTAAATTTCCACGTTAAGTCTGCTGCTGCTGTTGGTGCTAAAGCCAACAATGACAAACTAATTGCTATTGTGTAAAACGTGTTTTTCATAATATCTCTCCGTTGCGAACGCCCTCACGCTCTGTTCATCGAATTACCAATTGTATTTAGCCAAAGCTCAAGGAGATTCCAGTACCAAAGTACTGTTTTTTGAAGGGTGGGTTATACTAAGGTTGCCTGCATACTCATACCACGTTGTTGTCCGTTAAGGTATAGAGCACCTAGTTTAAATTTATCTACTGCTACTGATAGATCATTAAAGTGTAGTGTTGTAATGTTATCACCACTTGCTTTCATTAATAGCATACTTGTAAAGTCTTGCTTTGCTTTGTAACTTGCAAACGCTACTGGAGCAATGTCTCTAGTAGTATGATCAGGATATGAACTTGCAGCTTTGTTTATTAATTGGTCATCTGCATTTGGATATGCATATTGTAATAAACGTTTGAATATTTGTTTTTGTTCAGCAATCATAATAGGTTGTCCGCCTTCTTCTTTTAAGTATTGCGGATCACTTAGTACGTCTACGATATTAGGTAATGTCTTTGCACTTTGGCGTGTCGATCTAAACATACTAACACTCTTAGGACATTTCTTAGGATCTATTCTGCTTTCTGAGCTACGTATGTAAGTATCTAGTGGATAGTCGTTCATTGCTGTCCAACGTCCGCCACCTTTACCACCAGCTGATGTCTTAACTTCAATTAAGTCACTGCCGTATTTTAAATCATAACTTGCTTTTGGATCTGTACCAGCTGTAATCTTTCTATGGAAGCAAGCAATAGCAAGTTCACCTGGGCCTGCTTCGCCAGCGTTCTTACCAATTAGTCCTGGATCGTTAATCATAGCCTTAAACATTGTTCTTGCTGTTTGACTGCCATCAAACCAAGTGTCCATTGACTGTGGAGTTCCTGTGCCGTCGAAAATCTTTTCTGGGATAATACAATTTTTAGTTGCAAATTCTTTAAGGAATGCGATCTTATCGTTAGTAGGGATTTCAAGTTCGATGATCATTGTTGCTAGTCTATTGACAAACTTCTCTGCATCACTATCACGTTTGAAGTATGCATTTGAGATTCTAGTAATGCCGCCTTTACGTAAGATAGCTTCAACTCTATGTAGTACACTAGGATCTTGTACTCGCATCACTCTGTCAGCTACTTGCTGTTGTAAATCGTTTACTTCTTTGTCGTCGAATGTATCAGATGCAACATTTACATTTGCCATCTTCTTTGCAGGTATTTCATCACCTGGTGCTTCGACTAATTTAAAATCCTGAAATCGCATTATATATTATATCCCTTATATAGAATATTTATCTAATTTAGGAAACAACATGTCGGTGCAGAATGTATCAACATCAGTTTCTGATATACCAAGAGTTTTCATTACATTTGCTGTATGCGGATTTTTTTGCTGATTTTCACAGTAATAATTTTGTGATGCTAGTGTTAGATACTTGTCACCATATCCTTCAAAAGCAGGTACTTCTTCAAACCACGCTTCTAAGTTTGCTACAGCTAATTCAATAATAGATACAGCTTCTTCTTCTGTACGTACATTGCCTGCGGCAATCATACTGTCTGTGAATATATTAGTTGCCCATTCAGGCAACTTACGTTGCTTTGTTGGTATAAAGTCTTTAACAGCATCCTTATATCCTTCTATCATAGGATGTTCTTCACCGCCACTACTTGCTGAAAAGTCGTGGAAGGCACCTGTCATTTTATTCTTACCTGCAATAACATCAAAGCCGTATATTGGTGCATCGTTATCTAATGTTGGAAAACAACATACGTGCATCATCCACAAGCCTTTAGACTTACGTGCATCTACAACGTCTATGTGCGCTCTACGCACGTTCTTATTTGCCCATACACGATTAATCCAACCGTTATCAGGTTGATTAAAATGTGCCAGTCCAGGCTCCTCTATTTCGCTTGCATGCTTCTCAAATATTTCAATTATTTGATCTTGGCACTCAATCAGTCGGTTCCATATAACGCTCAATGTCTAACTCCATCATTTCTTTAAATAGTTTGGTACTAGATTCAAAAACAAACTTTGCTTCGTCTGCCATATCATCATTAATTCTTGATCTAATTCTTTCTTTTAAGTCAGCGACATCACCTTCAAAGTCATACATTTTGCATTTACCAGGTACACGCTTTCTAATCATTTGTCCGCCACTTAAATCGCCCATATGTAAAACATATATGTGTGCCATAACAGCATCAGCATCATGCATTATCTCTTTCATATGTCCAATGTATTCGTTTGTGCTTTCAACTATGGGCGGCGGTAATTGATTGTCCCATAATTCTTCATAATCTTGATAGATAGCACTCTTACGTCTTATTTCAAATAGATCATCTAATAATCCATGTACGTTTGCCATTGCTTCTAATAGATCGTACTTCTTGTGTTGGTTCCACAAGTATGTTGCATAAAACTGTGGGTTAATTTTTCCACTCATCAGTACTTTTACAAATTCTTGTCTTTCTGCTTCTTTATGATGTTCCCATGTCAGGTCTTTTATTTTTGTCATTACTCTTGATTTTCTTCTATCTTTATTTGTAAGGGGAACCCGTGGTTCCTACTTAATGTTGTTGCTTCGTGGGCTCTAACTTCAGCAATCTCGTAAGAGTAAATTCCAACTATGCCGCTACCTTCTGTGTGTACTGTCATAGTTATCTCTTCAGCCGATTGTTGACTGTGCTTAAATATAGTTATCAATAAGTCCACTACCCATTCCATAGGAGTGGCGCTGTCATTTAGAAATATTACCTTGTACTGTGAAGGTTCCTTGATTTCTTGTTTAATCTTTTCATCCAATTTGACATCTAGGTCGGTACTCATTTATTTTCTCCTAATAGATGGGGGAGATATTTCACTCCCCCTAGACATTTACTTGCTTTCGCCGTCAATTGTAAGACCTTCGTTGATCTTAATTGTTTTTGGCTTCAGTGCATCTGGTACTTCACGTGTTAGGTGTACATTAAGCATACCTAGTTCAAGTGTAGCATTTGTTACATTTACATGATCAGCAAGTGTAAACTCCCTACGGAAGTTGCGTCCGGCAATACCTTTGTGTAGGTAGTTGACGTCTTCATCTCCTTTAGGAGCGGTTCCTTCAATCTTTAAAATGTCTCCATCTTTTGTGATTTCAAGGTTATCCATACCAAAGCCGGCAACGGCTAATGAGATCATATACTCATCATCGTTAATTTGTGCAATGTTGTATGGGGGATACCCGTTTCCGTTTGGACTGTTTGCAAACCCTCTTTCGAGTTCATTAAATAGTCTATCAAAGCCAATAGTAGCTCTGTGGAAGTTAGGTAGGTCTAGAGTTGTTAGTCTTGTCATAATTTTCTCCTTATAATAAGCAAGATTAAATTTAGCACCCTTTCGGCATGCCAGTTAAAGTGTAGAAAAGAATCAGTCCTTCCTACACTTTTATTTATCATTGTAAAACCGCTACTATATCTTTTTCGACGATAGTTGTGTATTTTACATCTGACAATTCGTACGAATCACCTGTGCCTGGGTTGACTAGTATCCTATCACCAATATTGATATTAGGTACTACAAAGTTGCCTCTGTTGTCATACGTGCCAGGTCCAACAGCAAGTACTTCAGCTTCAAGTATTCCGTCTTGCTTTACTGTTGCAATAAAAATACCTCCTGCTGTTTGCTGTTCAGGTTCATCTACCTTGATAATAATTTTATCAAGAATTGGTCTTAAGTTCATAGTTATTTCCTGTAAATTAATTTAATTATACTATAGTTTGAATTTAAAGTCAACTATAAAGAATGCAACATCCTTTTCAAAAGTCTTGTCATAGTCAACTTCAACATATGGTACTACTGTAAATTTATCACTTACTTTATACTCTAATCCTGTAAAGGTTTGTAAGTGACTGTAACCTGCCTTACCTGAACTATATGTTAGGTTGAATTGGGGCTCAACTGTAATAAACGGCTTGCCTCCAAAGACAGTAACATTACTTGGCTTGTAACCAAACTGTGGACGATAACGAAAGACGTTATCTTTGCTTTCTCTAATGCGATGTTCAATACGATGATTAAACCATAACGCACCTGATCTAAAGCCTTTCATTTGCGCTCTGAACCAATGTTCTTCACGTTCTCCTTTTTGTACATTTCTGTACTCTAATCTGTAAGGTGTTCCAGTAAAGTCCTTCCTTACGATTATCTGTGATACATCTAAGTTGATGTTTTCTCTTATGCCTAAAGTAATTCCGCTGTCAGAATGTTTGACAAACGTATTAGTTTCAACATAATCAAAGTCCTCTGCTTCTGCAAAGGTTGCTGTTAATGACAGCAGTATTATTAGTGTTATTATATATTTCATTTTAAAAGTCTCCGTAGTTGTAGGCCCAAATGATAGGCCTACTTTAATTTTTATGTTTTTAGATTATTAGTGTTGCGCCACCTGCGCCCACTAGTAAGAGCATCCATACTCCAAGAGCACCTGCATACTTACGCCAAGGTGTTCCAAAATACATCTTCCCTATTGCCATACATTTATGCATTGGTGATACTAGGTATCCGCAATAGTCTAGTGCAAAGAACCATACAAAGTATTCTACTCCGTACACTAATGATAGTATTGTTGTGATAGCAGCAAACCTGCTACTTGATCCAAACAAAAATGCTGAACCAAACGCTAAGCCACTTAGTGTAGCAAAGCCTGTAACAGTGTTAATGTCAAACGCTGTATTTTCAAGATACGCTTTAATATCGTTTGTATACTCTCTTGTAAAGTTAGCCATTATAATAATAACAGCAACCCAGGCAAGTAGTTTAAAGTCTACAAAGCCTAGTAACCTTTTGTAGTCCCACGTCATAGTTAATACCATGTAGTAGAACAACAGCCCGCCAAACACTAACCAAGGGTCTAAGCCCGCTACTGGTTTTAGTGCTAGTGCGATAGCAAATAAGAAAGGTACTACGTTTCTTAAAACATTAGAAACTTTAAAATGTTGTTTTTGTATGTTAAGTTCAATGTCATCTTCTTTGACAAAAAACATAATATACCCAAACACCAATCCTAAAGAAACAATCAACAGTGGTAGTAATGAATATACTACAGCACCGTATGTAATACTGAATGCAGCCATTGGTATAAGAATAGTCTTTTCCAATGGTGACCACACATAGTAATGGTGTGTTGACAGATAATCAATTATGCCAAACTTCTCTCGTCCTTTTGATCCTTTCGGAGGAGCGATAGTGTCTAACATACCAGCCGATACTGTCACACGGCCGGATATAGGGAGAATACCCGTAAATGCACTCATCAGTGCTACAATTACTCGCTTTGATTTAAACACTTTTTGTATGTAAGCATAAGCGCCTGCAAACAAATTGTGTTGTTTTATCAAACCAGCAACCATCATGATGAACGCAATAAACAGTAGGTATTCTTGCCCCTTGTACAGCAAGTGTAAGTTTTCCAAGGTCATTTTTATCTCCTGTGTTTATTTTCCTATGGTTGCAGACTCATAAACTGAATTATGAGTTTGCGTACAACGAACGAACGTTGTACATTTTGCTAGTTGTTTTAGTTTCATTGCACCTGCATAGGTACATGTACTACGCACACCTCCAAGGATCTCTTGCACCGTTCGGGCAACTTCTCCTCTATAAGGCACTAACACTGTGCGTCCTTCTGATGAACGATAATCTTTCAATCCACCAAAATGTTTGTTGTTTGCACTAGCACTACTCATTCCGTAGAATTGTACAAACTGTTTTTCTTCAACTCGGCATGTTTCTTTTGTTTGGTCGCCGACGTCTTCACGTATAAGTTCATTTGTTTGATAGTACCTGGTAATTACCTTGCCGCCACCTTCGTCATGTCCAGCAAGCATGCCTCCAAGCATAACGAAGTCTGCTCCTCCAGCGAATGCCTTAGCAACGTCTCCAGGAGTACTACATCCGCCATCAGCGATGATATGTCCGCCAAGGCCATGAGCAGCATCAGCACACTCAATAACAGCACTAAGCTGAGGATAACCAACACCAGTTTGAATACGAGTCGTGCAAACGCTCCCAGGACCGATGCCCACTTTAACAATATCTGCTCCACTTAAAATTAACTCCTCTGTCATTTCTCTTGTTACAACATTACCAGCAATGATTACCAAGTCTGGAAACTCTTCTCTAACCTTACGAACATGTTTTGCAAAATGATCACTATAACCATTTGCAATGTCCATACAAACATACTTGAGTTTGCTGTCACATTCTTTTTTTACTTGCAATAGTTTGTTATAATCACTTTCGCTTGTGCCAATGCTCATTGCTACACATTCAGCACGTTCAATAGGACCATTGAAGTACTCAATAAGTTCTTCTGCACTATATGTCTTAACTAGACAAGTAAACATTTCGCCTTCGGCAAGTTTGTCTGCCATTGTAAATGTACCAACCCCATCCATGTTACTTGCCATTACAGGAATACCATTGTAGTGATCTGCTATTCTGTTTTCAGGAAAGTCTGGCCGGTAGTGCCTAAACTGAAACTTACGGTCTAGTTTAACTTGACTACGACTACGTAATGTACTACGCTTAGGACGAATTAAAACATCCTTATAGTCTAACTTCATGTCTTCTTCAATCCTCACTGTTTTTCTCCGTAATTAAAACTAATTGATAATCTATCACGTCTTGATGTATTGCCTTGTACACTGTGCTTTAACCAACTAGGAAAAATATACAGTGCGTTTGTCTTTGATGCATAACTTGCTCGTGTGCTTGTAAAGTATGTAGGCTTCTCTACTTCTATAGGCATATGGTAATCAGCATTGTCGCTACGTTCAAACTGTATATTACCTTGTGAAGGATCTGCGTCTATATAATACACACCACTAAGAACACTGTCTACATGATTATGTAGATCGTTATATGCTCCGGGTGGATTGATGTTTAACCAGACGTTGTATAACTCAAGAGGTTTTAGTCCTACTTGGTTAGTGCAGAAGTCTACTTCTTCGTTAATAGTTTGTAACAGCCTATCAAGTGCTTTACATTCGCCTGCTTTAATATCAGGACTTTGATAACCGCCGTAGTTACTAATTACACGAGACGGTGTATTCTTTTTTAGATCGTATGCAAACTGTTTTAGTTCGTCATTCTTTCCGCTGTGAACCATCGAGCTCCAGACAACACTAGGAAACCATAGCTCTGTGTGCATTGCCATTTTAGAATCCTAAGTCGTTTTTTCTCTTGGCTAAGTTTTTCTTATGCCTATTGATTGCCGCTTTCTTTTTACGGTTACGCTTCTCGCTTGGTTTTTCATAAAACTCACGTTCGCGGACTTCTTGGATGATGCCTGCTTCCTGTATCTTCTTCTTAAAGATCCTAAGAGCTTTTGTTACATCGTTGTTACGTACTTCTACAGACAACCCCTTAGGTTGTTCTTTAGCTTCGCTGTTGTAGCGTTTGCCACTGTTAAAGTTCTTACTGAATTTATTATTTCTTGGCACTAAGTACTCCTTCCTTTAGTTGTTGTAAATCATATATTCGATTAATACTTAATTTATTATACACTGTTTCCACGGCATTTGTCAACCATAAAGTGTTACTATGTGATATTATATAAGATGCTAAATCACGTACTTTCGGATCGCAATGATCTAAGTCTATTATTGTTTTATCACATATACGTACTAACGACAGTAACCAGTCTAAATCTTGATCATTGTTTGGTTGTGAGTATATGTATAAGTTAAATGATAGATCCCAGTCTTCCACAACTTTTTGAAACTCTTCTTTGAGAGCTGTACTTGGATATATTAGTAATATGCTAGGGTCGTTATTGTGAAGTATATCCGGAGGAGTAATTACTTTAATTTGTGGCATGTATTATTTTTTCAACCGTTTCCATAATGTATCGTCGGATTGCTCGCTGTTCTGTACATACCCTTCTTCTGGTACCCAAGGTAACTTATCAATCCTACCTTGTATATATAAGGTTTTCCAACTCTTTAGGTTCTCGTTTGGATTGTCGTTCTTCCATTGTCTTTTGCGTTCAGCAATAGAAGCGTCTGCTTCTAATATATCTACGTGTTCGCGTCTTTGTTTTTGTTGGGGAGTTTCGTTTGACTCGGCTTTAAGTCTCACGTCTTTTTTTTTGATTTGCTCTATTTCCTCTGCAAAGAAAAAAGCATTTTTAGTATCTGGGTATTTCTTTTCATCAACTTCAGGTTCTTCGTCTTCAAATTCTTTGTCTAGTATTTCTTGATCGACATCCTCAAATTTAAGTTCTTCTTCAGGCGCTGGCTCTGGTTCAAATGATGGCGGAACATTAGCAGAAATTACATCTGCTCTCATACGCTCGTAGTCTTTCCATTCATTGTTGTCAAGCTCAGGCTTAGGCTTACGTTTTTTATTCCATTCAAACGTGTATTGACTTGCAATTAGCAATAGTACAGCAAGAGGATCAAATACAAAAATAATTATTATAATTACCCAACGTACAGCCTCTTCTAACATATTACGGTCTGCTTCTTCACCATATACAAACTCAGCAATATATTTGATTGGTCCTACTTCTGCTTCTAATTTTCTATACTCTGATTCAAGTTCAAACTTTTCATCAGTTAGTGTTTCTATTTCTGTGTTTGCTGTTCTTACTCTATCAAACTGTTCATCTAACAATTCATCAAGGTTAATATCGTCTGTGCCTAACTTGCTTCTTAGTCTATTGATAAGTGTATTAGACTGTGCAATATTATCGTCAGCAACACTTCTTAATCTTGTTATCTCTTTACGTGCCGCTACTACTGTAGGCGAGTTTGCAGAGTCTTGTATCTTAACTAACCAGTCTGCACGTTCTGCCTGCTTTGCTTCTTTCCAGTCGCCAATTTTTTCTGCTGTCTTTTTACCAAACACTCCGTCTGCACTTGCGCCAATTGTTTGTTGGGCTTTCTTAACTTCACCATTGTCTACATAACCTTGAAGGGTTTTAATTTCTGCATCTATTTTATCTAACTCAGCTTGGAATAATTTTGTGACGTTAGCAATAATAACATTTTGCTCGTCAATAGCAGGTTGAACACGATCGTATGCTGTGTCTATACGCTTTTGTTCTTTGTCAATTTGTTCTTGTATTTGTGTGTCGTTATTGAATGTGCTTGATTCTAATTCTCTTACTTTGTTTTCTGCTCGACCAACAATTCCAATCTGTCTAGCAATTTCTTCATCAATACGTTCTATTTGTGCAAAACTTTCTTCGCCTGCACTAGTTTGTTCGATATGTGCTTTACTTAGAAAACCAAATATGCCCATACTTGTTATAAGCATAAGAACAAATACCGCAGAGGCGAGATAGGTTCGTAACCACCATGCAGCCTGTTTCCAATGTTTGTGTAGCCAAACAGCCGTTACTAGTTTGCCGACTTCAAGTACTCCGCCCATAATCATAATAGGCACAGCCGCGGCGGCAAAGATTGCTACAAGTCCTGCAACAGAATAATATATTGCCACGGCACTAATACAAAGGGCCGTGATTAATGTTAATATACCTAGTAACATAGTGTTTCCCTCTATGTATTTATCGTTATTTTCGGACAATGTGCCACCTTAGATCGTCGTTATGTTTTTTACATGCTGTTTCTTCAAAGTGTCTTGAACGTCCTTTTACAGTTACTAAACTATAAACTACTCTGCAGAATCCACGTCCTTGCGGATAACCATGTACGGCTTTCACATGTCCTTTTGCATCACGTTCGTACCAACTAATAACTTTACCATAGTCACTATCAAGTGCTGTATAAAATGCACCTGTTTGTTTTTGTTTTTGCTGTTGGTTAAGTCCGTACTTGCTAGATATGTAAAGTCCGTTTACAACATCTACCATAGTGCTAACACCACCGGTAGGACTTTTTACAGTTGGTAGTTCGACAGCTCTAGTTTGATATGGTGTTGATGAACAAGCAGATACGCTAACTATTGTTGCCGTCAATATTAATGATCTCAACACTTCCGTCAAGTTTCTCACAATAGACTCCTCGCTGTTGTATTAAGTTACCCTGCCTAGATTCAGTATACCAAAACTCTTTGCAACCTTTGTCAATACCTGCACGTTGAGTTGCTACTTGTTGTCCTGGTCTGTCAGTACATTCTAACTTAGTTTCACTGTTAACTATATCACCTATACGTTCGATCGTTTGATCAGTGTAACAGTACTGTGGTGTATAGTCGTAGATAGCTGGAGTAGTACATGCACCTAGCACTGTGACTACTCCAAGTATTAGTGCGAGCCTAATCATTCGCTGTAGCTACTGTGCTTTGCGATAACAGCTGGTCAAATACGACCTTAGGCATCTTGAGTTTTACAAATGTATACTGTTTTCCGTTGTACACATAAGTTGAACGTTCTTCTTCAAGGTGCTGCACAATTGCTGTGTCCTTAACTTTGTATCCGATTCTAGTATTAGTTTGTTTTACATCATTTACAAAGGACAAGTTAGTTTCGCTATTCACTCTGCCGTTAATACGTTTTGCAAAGTTGTTCATTGCGATTGCATACATCTGCTCTTCGGCGGCTTGTTGGTGAACACTTTCACCTGCACCACATGCATATGCATATTGTTCTTTCCACCAGAACCATCCTTCTGATCCTGCTTGGGCGCAACTTGCATACCATTTAGGTTGTGCATACTCGTCACGTTCTGCGATTGTTGTCATTGAACTACATGCTCCAAGTGTTAAAATAACACCGGCGATAGTAGCCGCTTTAAACATATTCTTCATTTGAGCCTCCAATTAGCCTATTCATTAAGTTTATATTATATGATCATTAAAAAGTTTTGTCAACCACTTTTATGGCCAACGGTAAAAAATGTGTTGTCCTATACGCCCAACTTGATCTAAATCGCTGATCCATCTTGGGGAAACATATGTTGCATGATAGTGAGTTGAACCTTCTGTTATACCTCTATACTTGCCTAAATATACAAGACGTTGTGCTATCTCTTGGGCTCGCATCCAACTATCTAAATCATGTGTTGAATCACTACGGCCATCACACCACCAACTGAACTGGCACTTGTGTCGAATAGGATTGTATATGCGTTCTTCATCGTGTAGATTAGAATACTGTTTGGTCTTCCAACTCTCTCTTACTGGACCTTGTTTTACTACTTCACAAATAGTATTAGGGTAGCGTGTATCTTGTACACGATTAAGAACTACATCTGCAACAGCATATTGTCCTGCAATATGATCTGCTCTTGCTTCGTGATAGATGTTTATTGCTAAACAATACAGTTCAGGTTCTTCTATTTGTGAAAACACTTCGCCTTCTATTGGTTGTTGAAATGTAGATCCTTGTGCCATTGTTCCAAACAACAAGATAAAACATACATATACTAACTTCATTTTGCCATCCTTGCAATTTCTTTTGCTTGATCTGTCCCACGCATAACAGGAACAGCATTTGACTTATGCATTGTAGCAATACCTACAATAAGATCGCCTGTGTACTTAGGTGTTTCTTTCTTAGTACCACCGGAACAACCTCTATTGAAAGTACCTGCTTTGATTGCTTCTTCCATTGCTGAAGGAATCTTTGGGTCATTTCTGCGCCAGCTTGTGTCAGGAGTATATGTACCCCTACTTTTTACAGGTGCTTTGTACTCACCTCGGACATACGAAATGTAGTCTTCTACTGTGTTGTACTGTAATGAGTGATTGTTTGCTCGACGCATTGCTTTGTTGTGCTTACGCCATTCGATAGTATATCGTTCGATATCTTTTTGTGTGAGAGCTTTTTTCTTACGCTTCTTAGTACTGATGGTACTAAGACCTCTCGCTAGATGCATTGTCATTTTGCCTACTCCGTGCCTATATTATAGTAATACTATAGCACGGAATAGACTCTATGTCAACCTTTTATAGTATTAAGTTGCTACAAGAGTTGCGGACGCTGTTACTAGTGTACCGCTTACATCAATCTCATTTGGTCCAACTGCTGTAACAGCGTATGTATTGGTAGATCTAGTCCAATCGCCACCTATTAATCTAATTCTATGTTGTAAGCCTAAGTGATCATATGTATCACATACTACAGTCATTGTACCACTGGCATCGTCAGTAGTATGATAAATTAAAGGACAAAGTTCTCTGCAAATTGCTTCTACTACTTCGTCAATAGCATCATCTTCTGCTCTCAGATCAACTGCTGTACCGTTTGCAGTTTTAACTAAAATTTTGTAAGCGAATACGTGACCATTGCTAAAAACATTTCCGGCTGTGGATAGTCCTGATCCGTTTACTCTTGTTACTTCTGCCATTGTTATCTCCTTCTGCTAGTGTTATTTATCTTCCATTAACGCAACTGCGGCATCATAGTCTTCCTTAGATACTACGCCTTCACGTAGTAATTTAGTTCTATTAACTAGATGCTTTGCAGCAATTTCTTCTTTACTACCGCCAAAATATGCTACAGCATGTCCTTCTTCAATAAGGATATCTGTTACAAGTTCTGCTGGACCATTTTCATAACGTTCTACTTTGAAGTCTCCAAGAACACGTCCGAACTTGCCTTTCATATCTTCTCCCTTACGGTCTTCAGTAGTAATAAGTTTACCGCCATCTTCCATAAGTTCTTTTAGTCTTGCTTTGGCCGCTTCGCCAAACAAGTCTTCTACTTTATCTCTTGTGCGTGACTCAGGCGTATCAATGCCCATAATTCTTACACGTTCGTCTGTTAGTGTTACACCAAAGCCTAGATCAATATCTACGTCTACTGTGTCGCCGTCAACTACTTTAATGACTTTTACATCATATTCATTCTTTTGCATTTTATTTCCCTCGTTGTTTATTCATCTAAGTTTAATGCTTGATCGCCCCATTCTTCCATTATAAACTCTCCAAACGCTGTTCCAAAGAGCCACATTAAAGTAAGAATAATTAATCCTATACATATTATAAGTGCCCATACTAAAATTTGTATTAGTATATGCTTGCCTTCTGTCCAATGTGCTACCGTTTTTATCTTAGCTTTAACGCCATCTAGTAGATAGTTACCTATTACAAAACGTGCCAATCTCATTACGATTAGTATAGGCGAAGACAGTACATCAAACAATATTAAAAACAAGTCAACCGTAGCATCAATGATGTTGTCTATGTTAAACCATTTGCGTAATTTATCTCGCATTTGCCCTGCCCTTAATATGCTAACATTATTTAGTCATAAAAAAAGGCTGCACAAAGCAACCTTTTTAATTCAAATAGAACTTTGTAGTAATTTACAACTTAAAGTTAAACCCTACTACAAATTCTCTATCTGTACTGTCAAAGTCAGTATCCATCTTTTGCAATAGTTGCAAGTTAAGATCTAATCTGTCATTGACTGATACTTTTGTACCTAGAGCCGCATAACTATCAACTCTATTAAAGTCAGTGTGTGCGCCTTCTAATGATGCAAAATCGTATCCAAACTCTGCATATGGAGTTAATCCACCTACAGGCATTTCAACACCTACATACGGACTAAGAACTAATCTGTTCTTATCGTATGAATCACCAAAGTCATAGTGTGCTTCTGCAACACCATATACGTTTAGGTTGATTAGTGTCTTTGAATATCCTTTAGATACATTTAAACGATAGTCATCTGCTGATCCGTCGTTAATCATTTGTAGTCCAAAGTCTACTGGTAGTACATTACTTACACCTAGTGAAAACACTTCTGCGTCATCAGCAAAGTCTGCGTGTGTACCATTTGCGTAGCCAAATGTAACTCCTTGGTTTTCAACGTTAAGAGCAATTCCAGTATTATTGAAATCGTCTGCCATTGCTGTTCCAGCCAAAGCGGTTAATGCTACTATTGATAATAATAGTTTTTTCATAAAAACATCCTTTTATATTATTTTTTATTGTGTGTTGTTTATTAAACGCACAGGTTATTTATACTTCTAATCAAAATCAGTTAACTAATTTGAAAAGAATAATGCCTTAGCATTTCCTGCGATAATCATACAACACGTTAGTATGTGTAAGACAATCCAAAAAGTACGGAACGCTAATGCTCTCCGCACTTCCTGTTGGGTGATGGGCAAAAACTCTGGTTTATCGTCATCAGTAACACCAATTGGCATACCAACAGTTCGCGCCCAAGTTCTAAGCCATCTCCGTTGTCCACTCATTACATTGAGTTTTTACGATCAATGATTTCTTTTCTACGATCTTTGGTAAGTTTACCTAAGTCGCCAAGTGCCTTTCTAGCTCTTGTTGCAGCTGCCTTTACACCTTTCTCTTCGAAAGTTGCATGCTCTGCCAAATAGTTGTTGTACGCTTGTACAATTTCTTCATGTGTCGCCATAATGCTCTCCTGTATTATGTTTTTTTTACAAAATTATTTACGTGATCTACGTTTTAGGGGTGTTAAAAGTGGTTTAGCTAGGATCGCCAACATTTACGTTGGCACTACCTGTTGCTGCATCTCCACATGTAGCAAGGTCACCTGCGTTTACAACAGCAACTCCATCAATGAATACATTGTTAGAATTTGCTATCATAGTTGGGGAGGCATGTGTGCCTGACCCGTGACCAGCTACATCGTCGCCGTCAACAATAACAAGCTCACTGTTTGCAAAAACAGTGGTCTGACTTGAAATTAAATCTCCGTCAGCTGTATCATTGTTACGACTAATTCCAGGCATTAAGTTACAATACCTGTAGTTTGTTGGACATACTGTTTTGAAATTTCTTCAATTGTTATGCCAACAGTCATTACGTTAGTATGCTTAAATGTCATTGACTGATCATTTGCTGTACTAAACATAAATGGTGCTAGTGCAAGACCTTGCTGGCCCATTACTATTGCAAATGGTTTCTTAAGTTTGTAACCTGTTTCAGATTCTTCTTCTAATCTACCAATTATTTCTTCACCAGTTGATAGCTTCATTGAAACTACGTCACCGATGCTGTGTGTTTTTTGAATCAACATTATAATGTGTGTCCTGTGCCATTGAAGTTGGTGTCTTCAATGTATTTTAATAATTCTGTGTAGCCGCCAATGTTCTCACCATTGATTTGTATTTGCGGTACACTCCTTGCTCCTGGAACAGCTTCGAGTAAGTCTTCTAACTCTACATCAGTTCCAATCATTTTTACTTCGTAATTCACATGCATTGCATCTAACTTTGCTTTCGCTTTGTCACAGAATGTGCATAGTGGCTTACTCCATACTACTACATTTGTCATAAACTAAATCCTTTAAGTGAATCTTCACTTACGTCTTGTTTAATACCACCAATAACATAAGACTCAACTTCTGTCTCTTGTGGGGCTACCTGCAGGCCTGAACTACTCAACCAATGTGTAGTCCACGGTAATGGGTTAGTGTTTACAGGTTGGTCAAAGATTGCATCTAGTCCTAATGCTTTTAATCGTCTGTTAGCAATATACTCTACATACTGATTAAGTAGTGTTGCATTAAGTCCAATCATTGAACCATCTTTAAACAAGTACTCCGCCCATGCCTTTTCTTCTTCTACACAGGTACGCCACATTTCGTACACTTCTTCTTTACACTCTTTAGCAATCTTAACCATTTGTGGATCGTCTTTGCCGTTAGCCCAGTTCTTAAGAACGTGTGTGCTAAGTGCCAAGTGCTGTGCTTCGTCACGTGCAATTAATGAAATAATCTTTGCTGATCCTTCCATTAGTTTTAGTTCGCCAAAACCAAATGTACAT